CCAATGTCGTCACTGGCTACATCATCAATGATCCCAATGCCAAGTTTGTCGCTCAGTTCGGCAACGTCAGCGTCGATCAGGGTTATGTGAATGCTGTTGTTGGCTTCAACATCGGCACCGGCAACACTGCTAACGGCATCTCTGGTGCGTATCTTGCCACTCTTGGCACGACCGACACCACTTTCCCGTTTAGGGTTATCTCTCTTGTCACCACGCCTCCCGGCGTGAACGGCACGGAAGCTGGCGCTTACCAGAGGGCCATCGTGGCGTTTAACTTCGTCAGCACCAAGGCCCTTCCGGGCGTCTAATAAGGAGTCGGATCAATGGCTGTTAATCTTTCTGCCATCAAAGACCTTCTCCTCCCCGGTCTCCGTGGGGTTGAAGGCAAGTACGAGCAGATCCCGTCGCAATACGACAAGATCTTCACGAAGCACGATTCCAAGATGGCGCTTGAGCGCACCGCTGAAATGCGTTTCTTGGGTCTCGCCCAGCTTAAAACCGAAGGTGGTCAGACCGCTTTCGATAACGGCGCTGGCGAACGCTACGTCTACAATCAGGAGCATACCGAAATCGCTCTCGGCTATGCCATCACTCGCAAGGCGATTGATGACAACCTGTACAAGACACAGTTCATGCCCTCGAACCTCGGCCTGATTGAGTCCTTCCATCAGACCAAGGAAATCTATGGCGCGAACGTGCTGAATACCGCGACCACCTACAACGGTGCTGTCGGCGGTGACGGCAAGGCCCTCTGCGCCAGCGACCATCCGATTGATGGTGGCACGGTTTCGAACCTCCCTTCAACGCCCGTGGAACTCAACGAGTCCACCCTGTTGAACGGCATGATCGCGATCCGTACCGCTTTCAAGGATCAGGCTGGCCTGAAGATCTTCGCCCGTGGCCGCAAGCTCGTGGTTCCCGCGCAGCTTGAGCCGGTTGCTATCCGTCTGACGAAGACTGAACTGCGCCCCGGCACTGCGGACAATGATGTCAATGCGATTATGATGACTGCCGGGGGCCTCCCCGAGGGTTACATGGTCAACGACTTCTTGACCTCCACGAAGGCGTGGTTCCTGCTGACGAACATCGACGGCCTCTCCTACATGGAGAGAGTGAAGTTCGAAAGCGATATGCAGGTGGATTTTGTCACTGACAATCTGCTTGTTAAGGGCTACGAGCGCTATTCGTTCGGATATTATAATTGGAGGAGCATCTGGGGCTCCTTCCCAACCTAATGGGTTGAACAAGATAGCCCTTCAGTATAGTGTGCAAGTACTGTACTGGAGGGCAAACACAATGAAGTTGTCTGATGAGGACCGCAAGCGTAAAGGCAGGGAAAAATCGGCTAAGTACCGCCGAGACAATCCTGAAAAATGGAAGGAAATTGATCGCAGGGCGAAGCTCAAAGCGAGACAAGATCCTGAAAAAGCTTTGCAAGTGCTGACTTATCAAAAGCAGTATCGGGAAGAAAACAGAAAGACACTGTCCGATAAAGAGAGACAACGAAAGTTTGGAATAATCCCTGAACGGTATTCGGAACTTTCGGAATCCCAAAACGGCGCATGTGCTATCTGCAAACAACCCGAAACTGCTACTAGATTGGGGAAAGTGAAGGCTCTAGCAGTCGATCATTGTCATCAATCTGGTGCTATCAGAGGGCTTCTTTGTGCGGACTGCAATACAGGTATTGGGAAGCTGAAAGAAAATATTGATATTTTCAAATCAGCAATTCAGTATCTGGAGTACCACTCTAGGCATCAAAGCCATCCGACCGGCCTAGCGGACGCTGCACAGACGGATGGCTAACTCGTGCAGGAGGCTCATATGAGCACCACTACCTTCACTGGCCCTATCAAGGCTGGCGATGTTCTTAATACGACCGGCACCACTGCTGGCACGATCAAGAATGTTGGCTTCGTTGAGATGGCACAGTTCGCTACTGTTACGCAGTCGGCTACGGCTGCTGCTACGACCATTGTGATCCCCGCCAACAGCATCGTCATTGCGATTGATCTGTTTGTGACGATTGCTTGGTCCAGCGCCACGACCACCTACACCGTTAGCCTCGGCACTTCTGCTACGGCCACTGAACTGGTCGCCGCTACGAATGCCAATGCTGTTGGCCGTCTTGCGTTGACCCCCGGCACAGACGCAACCCGCACTGGTGCTTGGCTCAACACTGGAACCGGCGATGACATCATCTACGTCAAGTCTGGCGCACCCGATACCATCCCCGGCGCTGGTACGCTGGTTGTTCGTTACATGCAGGCTGCTAACGTCTAAGGCCATAGGAGGCTCACATGAAGGGTAAGGGTCAATTCAAACTTGGGAATCCCCCCACCGAGTCTCTCGGCGGTGATTTCTACGCTGGCGGCAAGTCCAACGTCGCCAAGGAAGCCAAGAACAAGGCTGAAGGCTTCAAGAAGGGCGGCAAGGCTGTGAAGATGTCTGGCGACAAGGCCAAGGCTTCTGCGGCTCGTATGCCCCGCAAGGCTGGCGGCAAGGTCATGTCTTCGGCTGCTGGCGGTACGCCGCGCGCCAAATCTTCTCACTACTAAGATCGTCCTCCCCCGATCTAACGTGAGACTAACGGGGGCTTCGCGCCCCCGTTTTGCTAGGAGGCTTCTATGTCAGGTGCGTGGACTCGCAAAGAAGGCAAATCACCATCTGGTGGACTTAATGAAAAGGGTCGCGCTTCGTTGAGAGCGCAGGGCCATGATATTAAGCGCCCGCAGCCAGAAGGTGGCTCGCGAAGGGATAATTTTAGGGCTAGAATGTGCGGTATGAAGGAGAAACTGACTTCTGCTAAAACCGCTCATGATCCAAACAGCAGGATCAATCTTGCCTTGAAAAAATGGAACGTCAAATGCTGAAGTGCACTCGCTGCAAGCAAGAAAAACCGGGGACGCCCGAGTTTTTCCCTCCTCATAACCGCAAGGCTAATGGGCTTGATAGCTGGTGCAGAAGCTGCCGAAACTCATATCGAAGCGAAATCAGGCGCGGTCAGTATCGCGATATGATTGATGACGAATCCCTAAAAGACGTGCTTGCTACGACAATCTGTTGTACAATCTGTGGGGACGGTGGAGATCTTGTGGTTGATCATGACCACCAGAAAAACACTATTCGGGGCATACTTTGCAATAGGTGTAATAAGGGTCTTGGGCTGTTTCGAGATAGCCCTGACCTTCTGGAATACGCCCGTATTTATCTTTTGGCGTCCAACAATGACCCAGAAGCGGCAAAGTATGTTAAGGATAACAGTGGGCTGGATCTATACGGAGAGATTCACTGATGGACGAGCCTTTCTGGGAGAAAGATGCGCCGAAAGATGCTAAAGAGAAGCATCTGAACCGCAAACAGATTCAGTCAGCCAAGGCAAAGGCTAGAGCGGCGGGACGCCCCTATCCAAATTTGGTTGACAATGCAGCCGCTGCCAGAGCAGGCAAAAGGAGCTAACTATGCCGGTTACAGCTTATTCCATCACGCAGTCTGGCAAATTTGAGCCTTTTGAGCTTCAAGTTGCTCGCGGGCAGATCTTGGGCCATAGCGAACAGAATGTGTTTGCTTATGGCACTACTCCCGCCACGGCTGCATTATTTCGCACCGTATGGGAAAACATGGCGACCACTGAGTATGTATTTCCGGGCTCTGCCTTAACCATGCAGCTTGTGAGTACTGCGGTAGGTGACACTGCCTCAATCACGATTACGGGTCTCGACGCGAACTATCTTATCATCTCTGAGACGCTTGTTTTAAACGGCACGACGAACGTCCCCACGACGAAGCAATATTTGCGCATTAACAACATGGCTGTTTCTGCCGGAAGCGCTACGAACCCTGTTGGCGTCATTACGCTTTCCAATGGGGGCGTCATTTATGCGCAGATCAACACGGCTGTTTATAGCGGCACAACGTCAAGCGTTGGGCAAACACAGATGGCGGTGTTCACTGTTCCCGCTGGATACACATTCTACGGATACCGTTATGGCGCATATTCGTCTTTCAACGGCAACAGCGCCAACTATACGACCTATCGTGCCGTTACCAATTCTTCGGCTGGCGTTCAAAAGATTATCGTGCAGACGCCCTTCAATACAACTTATGAAGTTCAGCGGCACTTTGCTCTCCCATATGCGGAAAAGACCGATTTGCGATGGCAGATCGCGTCCAGCGCGGCCACTGCTGCTGTCGTCAGCATTAATATTGGTGGCGTTTTGATCAGCAACGATGTGGCTTGGGGTTAAGGAATAGCAATGGCGACTTCCGACACCTATTCGTTCAATCCCGGCTTAGGCGAACTTACGCTGTACGCCTACAACTTGATCGGGATTCGGAACACAGCACTGCTGCAAGAGCATATGGAAGCCGCTCGCATGGCTTCCAACATGCTTTGCTCGCGCTGGTCCAACATGGGTGTCAATCTGTGGGCCGTTGATCTTGTGACGACGCCGCTTGTCACCGATCAGGCTACCTATGCCGTCGATGCCAACACCGTCATGATTCTGGATGCCTACGTCCAGAATGATGACTCCGGCGCAAATATCGACCGCATCATCCTGCCGGTGAGCCGCACCGAGTACGCCAGCTATCCCAACAAGGAGCAGCAGGGGTTCCCGACCGTATACTGGTTTGACCGCCTGATCAGTTCTTCGCGCTCCACGGGCTCCGCTGGGCCTTCTGTGACGCTGTGGCCGGTCCCTAACACCGACAATGGCCCGCAGTCGCTGAAATACTATCGGGTGCGCCAGATACAGGACTCCGGGCTTGCAAACGGCCAGACCGTCGAGATCCCCTACCTCTGGCTTGAGGCGTTTGCTTATGGCCTTGCTATGCGTCTTGCGCAGATCTGGAATCCGGCTGCGGTCGCCATGATCAAGCCGATGGCTGATGAGGCGTATCAGATCGCGGCAAGTCAGAACATTGAGACGGCGCAGCAATACATCTCCCCGATGATTTCCGGCTATTTCCGCTAATGGAGGGGATGAATGGGTTACGCATCCCGATCCGGCAGAGCTAGAACTAGTTCTAGAAATCCGCAAGCATTTGCGATCTGCGACCGTTGCGCAATCTGGTACAACCATGTGAACCTTCGCTGGCAGTACGATTGGGCAGGCGCTTCGTTGGTCAACAAGCGCATTTTAGTCTGCAATACTTGCTATGACGAGCCCCAACAGCAGCTTCGTGCAATCATCATCCCGGCTGACCCTATGCCGATTGTGAACCCGCGCGTTGAGCCCTACGCTTGGGACGAGATCGACCGCCGTCAGGTGTCTGGCAACAACACAGTCAATCCGCAGACTGGTATCCCGGTTCAACAGGGTGACACTCGCGTTACCACCATTGATGGCGATATTCCTGACCGGACGCGCGTCACGCAACAGACCGGCGAAGCACCTTACGGAACAAACCAGAAGCCGGGCACCGATCCAAATGCGGTGACATTTCGCGACATCACCAATGTCACGAACAACGGAATCGGGATCATTCGCGTCACTGTCAGCGTGACCTCCGGCTTCATTACTGGTCAGCGGGTCATTATCAACGATGTCGTTGGGGTTGATGCCGCCAATGGGAAGTGGACCATTACGGTCATCAACCCAAGCCAGTTTGATCTTCAGAACTCATCGTTTACGG